TTCGACGAGAACGCCCGCAACGGCCGCGGCCTGATCCTCTCGGGCAAGCCAGGCACCGGCAAAAGCCACCTCGCCAGCTCCGTCCTGCAGGCCCACCTTGACAAGGACGTGCTCTACGCCACCTGCCTGGACCTCATCCGCATGGTGCGCGAGACATGGCGCCGCGACTCCGAGAAGTCCGAGCGCCAGGTGCTGACCTACCTATCCGGGCTTGACCTGCTCGTCATCGACGAGATGGGCGTGCAGTACGGCACCGACGGCGAGCAAACGATCCTGTTTGACGTGCTCGACGGCCGTTACCGCGCCCTCAAGCCCACCATCCTGCTGACCAACCAGGACGCCGAAGGGCTCAAGGCCTACATCGGGGAACGCACCTTCGACCGCCTGCGTGAGACATGCAAGCTGGTGCCGTTCGAGTGGGAAAGCTACCGACCCCAGGCTCGCAAGGAGGCCGCGGCATGAACCTGTTCCATCGCTTCCCAACCGCTGTCGCCCAAGCCGAACGAGCCGCAGCACATCGCCTGCTCGATCGTGCTCAGGCCGGCGAAAAGGTTTCGGCCCGAGAGATCGCCGACGCACTGCGGACCACCGGGGATTTGGCGGGTGATCGCCAGCCCCAAGACTCGCGCCCGCGCGCGCATTTCGGGGGTGAGGCATGAGCAAGACCGACCCCTGTCTCAAGTGCGGCCAATGGGGGCACACCTCCAGCAGCTGCAAGCGCCCAGCACCGCCGGCAGAGCACGCATCCGCACCGCTCGACGGCCAGGACAAGGGCATGCACCGCTGCGCCGACTGCGCCAAGGGCTCGCTCAGGCTGTGCGCGCAGTTCGTGCCCAGCGTGACGCAGCCGGTCAGGTGCGATCAGTTCAAGGCGAGGGCAAAAGCATGAGCGGCGCCAGCTACCTGATCCCCATCAAGACCGTGACCGGGCTCAACGCCCGCGAGCACTGGCGCAAGCGTGCCGCCCGGGTCAAGTCCGAGCGCGCTGCCACTGCGCTGATCGTGCGCCCGTTCTTCACGCCCTGCATCGTCCGCCTGGTGCGCCTCTCGCCAGCCCTGTGCGACGACGACAACCTCCAAGGCGCCATGAAAGCCGTGCGCGACGAGGTGGCCAAGATCTGCGGCGTGGACGACGGCCCCACCGGGCCCATCACATGGACCTACGCCCAAGAGAAGTGCAAGCGCGGGCAGTTCGGCGTCAAGGTCGAGTTTCTGGCGATTTGAATCAAAACAGGATCAAGAAACCCGAAGCCGCCCCGGTCAATGGGCGGCAGCAACTGGAGCAGACATGACCACTCAGATGATTTTCCGCAGCTTGTTGGCCGTTGGCCTTGCTGGTGTTGCCGCCTACTTGGCCGCAAATGGTAAGGACGGATGGGGCTGGTTCTTGTTCGCGTGTGTGTTGGTTGTGGGGTGATCGGCCTCGCGCGCGTGCATTTTTCATAGAAGGCCATGACACTGATCCGCCAAGTCAAAGTCAAGCGCGTGGACTGGTTCCGCGTGCTGGCCGACTTGCGCGACAAAGGGCTCACGCTGCGGGTGATCACGGCCTGCACCGGCATCAGCAAGCCCACGCTGCTCGACCTGCGCAACCAGGAGGCCGACCCGAAGATGCACCAGGGCGAGCTGCTGATCGCGCTGTGGATGCGCGAGACGGGGCGCACCTTCGACAAGGTGCCCAGGCATGGCGACCCACGCACCGGCATCAAACCCAAGTACGTCGAATCCTGGGAGGGCGGCACCATCCATTGCCCCCTGTGCGGCACCGAGCACACCGTGCGCGCGCCCAAGGCCACCAAGGACGAGCCGCGCACCATCGACGCCAGGCAGCTCACCCTGCTCAACTGACGCGCATGGTCGGGAACGCTGCCAGCCTCCCGGCAAACACTGCAACGGTCACACATTCAACTGACCGGAGTGCAGCATGGCCAAAGCAGCCCGCGCCGTCCAAGTGCCTGGCGAACCCGCCCAGGTCGAGGAAGTCGCCACCGAACAAGCCCAGAACGACCCAGCCGGCGCCGAGCAGGCAGCAGAAGTCCAAGCGCCTGAGCCCGCCGACGAGGTGGCCATCCTGCGTGCCCAGCTCGAAGCCGAGCGCCTGGCCCGCCTGGAAGCCGAGCAGCGTGCAGCGCAGGCCGAGCAGCAGGCCGAAGTCGCCGCCGTGGTTGCCCCTGCTGCCGCCCCGGTCACGCCCGGCAAGTCCGCCCACCTGAGCAAAGCCGGCTGGGTTGTCCCTGCCGCCTACGGCTCGCCCGTGAAGGCCTGACGCCATGTGCGGCGGTGGTGGTGGCGGCTACAGCAAGCGCGACGCAGAGCGCGACCGTGAGGCCGCGCGCGTCGAGGCTGAGAACCAGCGGATTGCAGCCGAGAACCAGGCGCAGGTCGATGCAAATGCCGCGGTGGCGGCCAAGCGCGTGCGCGCCAAGGCCAACACCCTCATGACCCGAGGCAGCCGCCCGTCGCAGGCCACCGCAGGCGGCACCCAGGCATCGCCTGCCATGACCTCCACCGTCATGGCGCGAGGCGCCGCAACACTCGGAGGCCAGTGATGGATCAATCCCGCGTCGAGAAGTACCTCAAGCGCCACGAGCAGCGCCGGTCTGAGCGCCTGCGCAATGAGCACATCACGCGGGAGTGCTACGACTACGTCCACCCCGCACGTGGCTTCGGCTTCAGCGGGGATGCGACGTTTGACGCCGCCACCGAGCAGACCAAGCGCGCCCGCGTGCTGTCGTCGGTGTCTGCCGATGCTGCCGAGAACCTGACCGCCAACTTGGTGGCCGGTGCCACGCCTGCGAATGCGCAGTGGTTCGAGATGGACGTGGCCGGCGCCAGCGAGAATGACAAGCGCTGGCTGTCGGACTCTGCCCGGTTCATCTGGGAGAACATCCACGCCAGCAACTTCGACGCCGAGGTATTCGACGCCATGTTCGACGTGGTGGCCGCTGGCTACTGCGCGCTCTACATCGACCAAGACCGCGACGTGGGCGGCTACACCTTCGAGACGTGGCCGCTGCACCAGGTTTTCCCAGCCAGCAGCAAGCCGGGCGGGCCGGTGGACATCGTCGAGCGCGCCTACCAGATGACCGCCGAGCAGGCGGCCACGGTCTACGGCTTCAAGGCCTTGAGCGAGCGCACGCAAGACGCGGCCATGAACAAGCCCGAGACCATGGTCGACTTCGTGCACATCATCGAGCCGCGCGCCCTGAGCGTTCCCGGCGCGTTGCTGGCCAAGAATCTGCCCGTTGCGTCCATCGTCATCGAGAAGGCCGCCAAGCATCCTGTCCGCGAGTCGGGTTACCACGAGATGCCCGTCATCGTGCCGCGCTGGTCCCGCCTGCCTCAGTCGGCCTATGCGACTGGCCCGGTGGCGTCCGCGCTGCCCGACATCCGACTGCTAAACCGCCTGCGCGCCAATGAACTGAGCGCCACCGAGCTGGCCGTGGCCGGCATGTGGATCGCCGAGGACGACGGCGTGCTCAACCCCAAGACCATCAAGGTGGGGCCGCGCAAGGTCATCGTCGCCAACAGCGTGGAAAGCATGAAACCGCTGCTGACGGGCGCCGACTTCAATGTGGCGTTCACGGCCGAGGAACGGCTCGAGCGCGCCATCCGCAAGCGCTTGCTCGCCGATCAGCTGCAGCCCCAGGACGGGCCCGCCATGACTGCCACCGAGGTGCATGTGCGTGTCGCCCTGATCCGCCAGTTGCTTGGCCCTGTGTTCGGGCGCCTGCAAGCCGAATTTTTGCAGCCGCTGGTGGTGCGCTGCTTCGGCATCGCCTACCGAGCCGGCATGCTGGGTCAAGCCCCGCAAGGTCTGGGCGGCCGGTCGTTCCACGTCAAGTACATCAGCCCACTGGCACGCAGCCAGAAGCTCGAAGACGTGACCGCGGTGCAGCAGTACGTGCAAGCCATCGGCCTGCAGTTGCCGGTGTGGCCCGAGGCGCGCGACCTGGTGGACATCGACGAGGCGAACCGCATCGTGGCCAACGGATTGGGCGTGCCCAAGTCGATCGTCCCCGAGGCCAAGAAGGTGCAGGCCCTGCGCGACGCGCGCAAGCAAGATCAGCAGAACCAGCAGCAGGCCATGCAACAGCAGGCCGCGCAGCAATCCATGACCGACGCCATGGCTTCGCGCATGGCCAACGCAGCGTAAGGAGCGCGACATGAGCAACATCACCGCAGTGCAAACCGGCTCGGGCTGGGATGTCGATGGCCCGACGACCACGCAGGTGCTGGTCAATCTGGACACGAATGGCCTCCCGACCGGCTCACTCATCACCCCAGACGGCCAGCCGGTGGGCGGTGGTGTGATTGGCTTCTCCGTCATCCCCCCGACCCGCGACAGCCTGGGCATTGAGGTGGCGGTGTCTGCCTGTGTTGCTGCTGGCGGCGGCACGGTGGTTTACGAAGCAGCGGATTACACGATCACCACCGATCACACGTTGGTTTCAGGCGTGAATCACGTTGGCGTGCCGATGCAGATGGAATTTGGCCCGGCAGATAACGTGCCGGACTTCTGGACGCCGAGCGAAACCGGGACGCGTTTCAACCTCGCGGCGGGCGTCACGGCGTTCAAGCACAACGCCGCAGACCTGGGCAGCGTGCAGTCGCCATTGATGGACTACGCTCTCAAGCAAGTGCACATCTTCGGCATTGCGTTCATCGACGGCAAGTGCGCCATCAAGATTGGCGCGGTGAACGCTCAGGGCTGCGTCGATGGCTCCATCGACATGGTCTACGCCTACAACCAGACGTGTGACGATGGGCAGGCCGCCATTGACGTGCAGAACAGCCAGTTCTTTCACTTCCCTCGCCTGCGCATCAGCAACGATCAAGCGGCAGCGATTGGTGCGAACTTCCGCCTTGCCGCGTCCGTCCCCGGCTCTGTCCTCCTGCCGGGTGATTGCCAGATTGGGGAGGTCTTTTCGAGATGCACGTCCCGCACACGAAAAGGTGTTGTCCTTGAGGCGTATGGCGCGACTGCCGCAATCCTGAATGACGTTGTCATCGGGGGGCGCATCCATGCATCGCGCTATTCCACTTCGACGCCTGCAACGGTCAGTGTCACGACCACGTCTGGTAACGCTAACATCAACGTGCCGGATTCTGGCCAGTTTGGCATCTGCACAGTCGGGATGCCGATCCGTTTCCAAACTACGGCCCCCAGCGGTTTCGACGCCACCGTCACTTACTTTGTTGTGAGCCGTGACACTGGCGCTCAGACTGTCCAACTGAGTGACGCGGATTACGGCTCCGCAACCACACCGACGTCATCGGCGACCTACGCCACTTATGTGGCAGGTTATCCGACGTTCATGGCTCGCGGTGCCGCCGGCTGCGCGATCAAGAACTCTAATTTTGGCAACTTGGCGTGTGAAGTGACGGGCAACATCGGCGCGGTGATGTTCAGCAAGACGCGCAACTGCAACGCCAATTTGAACAACCCGAGCACGAGCTATACCGGCACAAACTTGATCTTCCGTGACGCCGAGGTCGGCCTGACCTACAGCGGAGCGAACAACGTTGGCGTAGACGAAACCAGTTTGATGGGCGGACTTTGCAGCGTCACGAACACGGCGGGCGGTGCGTATCAACACACGTCAGGCAATATCACACTCGACTCGGCATGGAATGGTCGGCGAGTGCGATACAGCGGCACCAGCGACATCACAATCACGATCCCACGAAAGTTGCCGCCCGGGTTCTACATGGAGTTGACGACCACGGGGGCCACTGGCGTGGTCACATTCGTAGGAGCCGCCGGTCTGGGGTTGTGGGGGAAGAACGGTCTGCGCACGAATGGGCAGTACGCCCATGTCCGACTGGCTCAGATTTCGGCGCTTGGCTACAACTTGAGCGGTGACCTGCAAGTTTGACGACGCCTAACCGCCCGCCTCGGCGGGGATGAGCGCACCAACCACGGAGCCAACATGCCAGATCTGAGTTCACCAGCCGCAGCCATCGCTGCCAGCGGGATCGCGTATCCCGCCGCGATGGCGGTCGGCATTCCTGACGCCCTGGCGTTGCCCGTGGCGGTTGCGGCTGCGGGTGGCGCCTCATGGGCCATGAGCAACCGCGAACGCATCGAGCACTACACGGTGGGTGCCGTGTTGCGCGCCCTGGTGGCCTGGGTGTTCTCGTGGCTGTTTGGCGTGATCTTCGGGCCCGCGGCTGCGTCGTTCGCGCTGTACTGGTTGCCCGTGGGCGCGGCGCAGGCCTTGCCTCACGGCGGCCTGGCGGTGGGCTTCGCGCTGGTGCTGTCGGCCATCGCCATCAGTCACGCGCTGCCGCTGGTGCTCAGGCAGCTTGACCGGGGCGCTGACCGTCTGGGGGGTGGTGATGGACACCTCTGATCTGCGTTCGGCCTTGGTGCTGCTGCAGGCCTTCATCGGCCTGTCGATCGTGGCGGGTGGCGTCATCTTGCTGGCCGTGGGCTGCGACCGGCGCTCTCGCTTCCTTCACCGGGTGCTGGTGGTGGGCTTGGTGCTTTGGGGCGCCTGGTTCGCCTGGATCGGCTGGCAGGGCTTGCACGACAGCCCGCCAGCGCTTGCCATGGGGGCGTGCGTGGCGTTCGTCGTCATCTGCAATGGGCGGCAGATCCGCGGCATCCTCGACGGTGAGCCCTGGTGGCCGCCGCACTCGGTTAACCCGGCCTCGGGTTCTGAAGGGGGGCGGTGATGCGTTGGATCGATGCAGCGAACAAGTACCTGGGCCTGCGCGAGTTCAAGGGCTCGCAGCACAACCCCGCCATCGTGAACTGGCTGGTGCAGCTTGGCGCCTGGTGGCGCGACGATGAGACGCCGTGGTGTGGCGTGTTCGTGGCTGCGGTGCTGCGTGAGGCCGGCATCAAGCCTGCCTCGGCGTTCTACCGCGCCAAAGCGTGGCTGAGTTGGGGCCAAGCCCTGGCCGCGCCGGCTGTGGGCTGCGTGGTGGTGTTTGAGCGCGATGGCGGTGGGCATGTGGGCTTCCTGGTGGGCCGCACGCCTGGCGGCCTGCTGCTGGTGCTGGGCGGCAACCAGGGCAATGAGGTCAACG